GACAGCGAATACAACTGCTCCGTCTGTGTGCCAGTAATGCCACTCATTGCGACTCCCTCCCGAAGCCGCTAGCAGCGTTCGAAGACCAGATCGACGCGCACGTTGACAACTGCTGGAGCCGTCAGCCGAACAGCAAAACCCTGCGCCGCAGCTGAATCAGGATAATCACCGAGTGGTATGTCGTACACTAGAAGGCCTCCGTTAGGTGTCAGGAGGTTAGCCCTAATGTTTGTCTGGACCGTCGGCTCGGAGGTACACGCAGAACCTGCTAGAAGACCAGTCGTTGCGATCGAACGTCCGTAGATCTGGTTGATATTCGCCGTCTGGCTCGTGTTACCGGTACCCGGCGTCGAGTTGGTAGCCGCGGTACTGTAGTTGACCTCCCAGAACACCGGTACAGCTGAAGCTGTCACGCCGTCGAAGCCGATCGTGAACTTCTTCAGGACGATACCGAACTGCGCACCTGCCGTCACAAACAGGCAGGTCTTCGCAGTCGCGGCCGACAGAGCAACTGCACCCTGAGTGTTGACTGAGTAACCTACGTTTCCCATTTCTATCCCTTCGAGACTGGTTTGTTACTGTCCTCGACGTCCTGAAGTACCCGAACCATCTCCACGACCCGTTGAAGGCGCAGGAGCGCTAGGAGGCCCTTGTCGAGGCTGATCTGGAGTAGGCGGAGCACCCGGCTCCTGCGCAGGAATAATCTCGTGACCAGTACCAGGCAGTTCAGTCTGCGCTGGTTCTATCTTCTGTGGGTTCATTGCGGAAGGACTACGAACAATCCGCGACGTAGCCATATCAGCAGGTGGAAGACCCATCTCATCTCGAATCTGATCTTCCATCGGCTGGTCAGGAACGATAATACCTGCACCAACGTAGTTCCTGAGCGCGAACGAATACGTACGCCAGTCCTCTTGCTCACCAATACGCTTGACCGTAAGCTGCGGGTAAGCCGAGTTCGCCCAGTTCATATCGACAAGCTGCGGCACGGCGTACGAGTTGATCGTATCCGTAACGATATCTGCAGTAAACCGAGTAGCCTTCAGAAAGAGTGTCTGGTCAGCTTCGTCAGTCTTCATGTTAGGCTGGAGGAACTGGCCGAGGATCTGCTTCTCGAGCTGCGTGTCGTGGTGCTCGATGCTGCGTATGCAATCAACAGGCTGACCCTTGAGCTCTGCGAACGTCAACCCCCAGTTCGGAGGGAGTACAACATGAGCACGATCATTAGTCCTGAGATTACGTCCCAAAGCGTCTGCAGTCTTGAGGTCGTCACCGCTGTAACCGACTGGCAAGGCAATGACAGGCACCCCAATGCCATGTCGCTCCTTCTGAATCGCGTCGATCTTGTACAAGTTGTCCTTGTAGTACCAGTGCTTGTATGCAGAACGAAGAAGGGAGATCCCCTCGATATTCCCCGCTTCCTTGTCAAACGTGAACACCAGCAACTTGTTTATCGGGATGTTGATCCAGTGTCCGTAACCCTCATAGACTCCTCCCTGAAGACCAGGAGTGAGAGCGGGCGACGTCCACATATCGACGGAAAGAGGGCCACCAGCCAAATCGAAGAACCACTCCCTGACGTCCATCGGATGCCTAGGAGCAAGTTTCTGCCAAACGATCTTCCCACGAGCATCCGGATCATTAGTCACCTGCTCCCCAGGTGCGAATACCTTCTCGAACATATAGTAACCGAAATCGAGCATCAAAAGTGCTTCGGTCAGAAGCTGAGGCCAAGAAGTCGTCATCCACTGCGTCAGGTTCTTCCAGACGAAGTTGGCAATCATCTTGTCTTTAGTGCTAGAACTGGCAGGCTTCATCGACCACTGACCTGCCAGTACAGGCGTCTTCGCTAGACGGAGAGTACCTCGAACAGTACCGTCGCTCTTACGCATCCGATCATAGATGCGCAGCCCCTTTATTCCGAAGAGGTCAGCGTTGTACTCGCGTCGAATCCAGCTCGTGAACGGAGACGGTACTGAAGAACCAAGTTCCGCGCCGAAGTTGGGAATTGCTGCACCTGCACCTACGCCTTCACCTGAGGTGAGGTCGACGTTCGGAGTGACTCGGATCGCTCCTGAGTTTTGACCAATACCGATGCGAGCGCTAGGATTCTCAGGGAAGTTGATATCTCGCGGGACAGAAGAGGGTCTCCCAGACCGCTGAAGCCCAGCTCGCTGACGTATAGTAGCGAGTTGCTGGCCCGCTTCATCTTCAAACGGGAGAGTCGGTTGTACAGGAGTCGATAGCCCATGCTGCTCATGAAGATCCTTTGCTACTACGATGTACTCGTTACCTGCTTCAGTGCCAACGCTCACTGGCTGGTAACCTTGGTCAATCAAGTCGTTAAGGTTGACACGAGGCAGCTCATTCATGTCCATCGTGCTAGAACTCCTTACTGCCTTCACCCGAGCCAAGTTGGAAGAAACCTGCTGACGTGCCCGTTAGGAGACTCGCGTAGTCGGTTGTCATCGCTCGTTCGACCGCCCGATCCCGCGCGGAGAGCTCCACAGGGGAGGCGTTAGCCATTTCCGGTCGCAGATGATTCCCTCGAGCGCCCATCTTGAAGAGGGCTAGGAGCGCGTACCGCATAGCGTCAATCGTGTGGTCTTCGACTTTGTTTCCGAACTCAGGGACGTTCTGTCCCTTAATCGGCTCACGTGAGCGGTAGTTGTTTAGTTCCTTGACATGCTCTTTGGCATCCCACGCAACCCAGTAACGCGGAGCATCTATCGGAGCTCCCCACTTGTCCTCGTCTATCTTGCGTGGATGCATAAACGAGTGCATGAGGTCAATACCGTCGCGCCAGGTATAATTGCTCTTCAGCTCCTTGGGTGCCCAGCACTGGACCGAGACCTTGTGTCGAGCGAACTCCTTAGAGACCATAACAGCGGCCTCGGGGTCCGCAGGGTCTCCGAAAGTCAGGTCAATGTGGTAGTTCTCAGGCTGCGCACGTTGGCAGAGAAGGTCAATGTGGTCAGGAATCGTCTTGAACTTCTTGTAGTGAACACGCCAAACGAAAATCTCGTCCTGCGGAGAGACTTGAAATTCGACCGCCGCAAGGGGGTTCGTGTAGCCCCAGTCAAACGCAATGTAGTTCGGCCAAGCGGGTATGAACTTGTAGTCACCGGTCAGGACGTTCCGGGTCTCGTCCCAATCGGGAAATATCTTGCCAACGAAGCTTGCGAAGTCCGCACCGACCTCCTGCAGGAACCACTCAGGCTCGGTCGTCTCCTCGAGAAGCAAAATCTCCTCGTCATGACGCCCACCGGGGTATACAGCAGAGTTTTCCCAGCTGGGAAATCTCCAGCTTTCGTATACTCCCTTGAAGCGGTCCTGACGGCTAAGCTGCCAGAGGTCGTGAAGCCAATTGAACCCCTCCGGCGTTGTCGGGAACACAGCAGATCCTCTTCTGTCAGCTAGCGCTGGACGAACGTACCTCTCCCAAGTCTCACGCTTGTGTTTTGCCGCCTCGGACATAATCACGTGGTCCAGCGCTTCGCCTACCAGGTACTCCGGGTGTTCTGCCGAGCGGCACTCAACCCTTGTTCCCCAGGGGAACTGGATGAACATATCGCCGGCCCGCTTGGAGTACGCTCTTTTGACCCGCTTGTCCTTTCCTAGTCCTTCCTTGACAATGAGGTCGTTCCAAATGACACGGAACTCCTTCTCCGCCAAGTCGTACGTAGGCCCGACAATCCACACCATCTTTCGAGGCTTGAGAAGGTAGCGAGGAGCAACATCGCGCCCAGCCATAGTGCTCTTGCCGAACCTTCGGCCGCAGCAAGGAATCCTAAACCGAGCGGTCGAGTTATGGAATTCGAGCTGCTTGGGATGCGGCTCGTAGCCGATCTTAGCCCAGTAACTGGCTGTTAGGCTGTCGACCAACTTAGCCCCTTTCTTGGGCATCCACAGGGAGAGAGTGCGGCTGTGCGGTTGCGGCTAGCTCTCTGCGTGCCCCTGGTTCGCCAGCTTCTCGATGCCGCTGAGGAACTTGTCGAGAGCGTCTTCGGAATCGTCTTTTCCGACTGGGCCAAGAACTCGATCTACAACGTATTGCGATGCCTTCAATCGAACACTTTCACTGGAGCCGTGCAAGGCCATGTCTACAATGCCTGCGGCCGCAAATGGCGCGCTCTGATCAAAGATGCGCTTGGTCTTCACAGTCGGACTCTCATTGCCGTAGAGGTCTGCTTCAAATCCTGCCATAGGATCCTGTGAGTCAGCCATCGTGTCTCCTTAGCTGGGTCATGACCATTATATAACAGTTCCGGACAGGAACGCACGCGACTTGTAATACCTAATGTTACATAAGAAAAGACGTGGGAACCCAGTAAGCCCCTTGTTATACAATGAGTTTGGTGCTGGAAACCAGTAAGCCCCACGGGCGTTGCAGATCCTGAGTATGTAACATAAAATATAGTTATAAGAGCAGCGAGCGAAGCGCGCCGCAGGCGCGCGCGCTGCTCGCAAGGAGTAGCTATGCAGTCTCTCACGCCTTACGCTGCTGCGAAAGTTACGAACATCGCGCTCGCGTCGCGCTCGCTCGACAAGCGCGTTACGCCGCAGAT